GGTTGGGGTCTTGGTACATGGGGTAACGGAGTGGCCGTTCCTACTGCTCTTTATATTTGGAACCAACAAAACTTTGGTGAAGACTTAATCTATGGCCCGCGTGGCCAAGGGATCTACTATTGGAATGCAAATGTTGGCTATCAAGCAATTCAAATCACCATTAGTATTGCGTCTCCCGGTGTTATTACGCTACCCGCTGGGTTTTCGTTTCCTGATGGCACAGCCTTTACGTTTACTTCCACAGGTGCATTACCAACTGGTTTGACTGTTGGGCAAGTGTATTTTGTAGTCAGTTCAACAGGTGGCACATTCAGTGTGGCCACAACACTTGGTGGTACGCCAATTACTACCTCTGGTGGTCAGTCTGGTATCCAACGCATATCTCAGCGTGGTATTGACTTGGCAGACGCTGGGGACGATGACACGCCTATCTTCCAAAATTTTCTTCTTGTATCCGATACCAGCCGTTTTGTAGTTGTATTTGGCACTAATGATTATGGTAGTACTGTCTTAAACCCGATGTTAATCCGTTGGTCTGATCAAGAAGACCCATTTACATGGACGCCACAGGCTACCAATCAAGCAGGTAGTTTGCAACTATCCCACGGCTCCCGAATTGTTACTGCTGTGCAGTCTCGTCAAGAGATTGTGGTGTTTACAGACTCTTCGCTCTATTCATACCAATACGTAGGCCCGCCTTTTGTGTGGACAGCACAACTTATTGCAGATAACGTGTCCATCGTTGGCCCCAACGCCGCTGTAATTGCATCGGGTGGGGTGTACTGGATGGGCGTAGACAAATTCTACAAATACGATGGCCGTGTGCAAACATTAAACTGCGACTTGCGCCGTTATATTTTCAGTGACTTTAACGTCTTACAAGCCCAACAAGTTTATGCAGGTACTAACGAAGGCTTTAATGAAATCTGGTGGTTCTATTGCTCTGTTCCTATGTATTGGGAGTGCAAACTGCATTACCTGCATACATCTCGTCTTCTGAGTTTGACATTGGTGATGGTCATAACTTTGGCTACGTCTGGCGCATATTGCCTGATTTGACGTTTGAAAACTCTTCGTCAACACCTAGTGGCTCTGCCGCTGCAGTTGCTATGACGCTGTATCCGCTACAGAACTCTGGCTCTGGCACAGGAAATGCGGGTAGTGCAAGCGTTACTAAGGGTGCGACCTACAACATTACTGAGGAATACACGGGGCAGATTTACACCCGCGTTCGTGGTCGTCAGATGATATTTAAGATTGCTTCAGACCAGATTGGTACAACATGGCAGTTGGGTGCGCCTAGACTAGATATCAGAGCAGACGGTAGGAGATAACCTATGTCTATGCTTCAGAACCGGGCTTCACCCAACATACCGCAAGCGCCTAAAGAGTATGACCAAGCGTACATGAATGCGCTTAGTAACGTGATTCGGTTGTTTTTTAATAACATTAACACGGTACAACAGCTTAATTTAGCAAGTTTGAATCTTGACTTACGTACACTGCCTACTGATGCCGATCTACCCAATCTTCGTATTGGCGATGTTTACAGGGATACCCAAGATGGCGTACAGGCCACAAGTCAAATGCTTCGTATTAAAGTGCCAGTTGAGTTGACTGGAGTTTCAGGTTTAGGGGCAGTCGGTAGTGTTGGAGCCGTTGGGGGCACAATTACTAAGAATTTAACTGGTGTTTTGGGGGCTGGGGCAGTTGGCACAATGACCCCTTAGTACTAGAATATGACAAAACATAGAGGAGCCTATTATGGGTACTGGAGTCGGTGAAGCGATGCTGCTTGGCGCGGCAATGGGTGGCGGCTCTGCCGCTATAACTGGTGGCGATCCTCTTAAAGGTGCTCTCCTTGGTGGCTTGACCGGCGGTGCCGGTGCGGGTATTAGCGGTGGCTTGTCTGCTCTTGCTCCAGAAGCGGCGGCTACTACACTAGCAAGTACAACTCCAACTGCTTTGTCAGCTATTGCTCCAGAAGCGGCGGCTACTACATTAGCAAGTACGGCTGCACCATCTGCTGTTCCAGCAGCGACATCGCCTTTTTTGACGGGTGCCCCAATGTCGGCTAGTGATGCGTTTCGGGCAAGTATTTCAAGCGCAAACCCCGCAGTTTCTTCAGCTATTCCGGGGGGGAGTGCAATTGCGCCGGGCGTTGGTAGTTTTACCCCTACGGGTGGTATTTCAAATATACCCAATACGTTTACCCAAGGCATGGCAAACTTTGCTAATGAACCACTGGCTACATTACAAGCTAAACCATTTACTGCCGCCGCTTCTGGTTTAGCCGGTGCTATTGGCGGACGAGAAACAATGAAAGGGCCAGAAGAATACGATGGCCCCCTCAAGCGATTTAAATTTAATCCTGATTCTTATCAACCTTCTTTCTTTGCCGCTGAAGGTGGTATTGCTACTTTAGCCTCTGGTGGTTATGACCGCATGGTTGGTGAACAACCTATGTATCCATCTAATATGGCTCGTGGTGGCATCTCTGATTTAGGTAGCTACTCAGACTACGCACGTGGTGGCCGTATGCTCAAAGGCCCCGGTGATGGCATGTCTGACAGCATCCCTGCAAGTATTGCAGGCAAACGCCCTGCCCGCTTGGCCACAGAAGAGTTTGTGGTTCCCGCTGATGTGGTCTCACACCTTGGTAATGGCTCTTCTGATGCAGGTGCCAAACAACTTTATGCCATGATGGACAGAGTTCGCAAAGCCCGCACGGGTCGTAAGTCTCAAGGCCGTGAGATTAGCCCCCAACAATACATGGCCGCATAAGGAACCACTATGAGCTATTCTCGTCGAGAACTTTATGCCTTTGGTGAATCGCTTGGGGAATCGGTAACTCGCAAAGAAGGTGGCCGCATTATTTATGGTGGCGGTGGCGGCGGTGGTGGTTCCCCCGCGCCTTCTGCCCCTGCCGCTCCTCCCCCTCCTCCTGACCGCATGGCTTCTGCGGCTCCTCCGCCTGTGTTTCAAACCTACGGAAGCGGCAATAGAACTGGTTCACTGGTACAAGCTGGTGGAGGCATGCGTCCATCTACGTTGGACTACAGCAAGCCCATCTACGATCCTAACTACGCAGACAACATTACTGGCTATCAGGATTCAAGCCAGTTTTATCAGCCTATTTATCAACCGCAGTACAACAACTATGCCAACCCATTAACGGCAGGTAGCGTAGCGGCCTATGGCACAAACCCCGGCCCTTCTTCTGGGTATTTAGCCGCAACTGCACAAGGTGGCCAAGGTCTTGATAATTACTATCAAAGTTTAAGAGCTTTTGGTGCGCAACAAAGCAGTCAGCCTTACGGTATGGATTACGCTACGTTTAATCCTGCACGTAAACAATTAGGCGCAAACCAAGCTGACTTGATGAGTGCTTACCAATACAACCCACAGCAACAGTTTGGTGGTGGCTTTAGTGGTGGTTTTGGTGGTGGCTACGGCGGCGGTTATATGCCCCAGATGCAAACCCCATTTAACCCTTACATGAACCAGTATCAATCACCATTTAGTTATCAACAACCCATGCAACAGGCACAGCCAAACTACGGCCCTAGCCAAGCTATTGTTGGCCGGTCTTCTCAAATGCGTGGCACCCCCAACGTGATGCGCCGTGCTGAAGGTGGCATTGCATCTTTGATGGATGATGTTGAATGAACTTAACAATTCGTTCAGTAGATGTAAGCTACATCCATCAAATATGGTCTACGGTAAAGCCATACATTGAGGATGCGTTAACCAAAGGCCATGATTTTCCTGATTGGGCGTATTGTTACAACATTGACCATGTACAACAGTATGTAACTTCGGGGCAGTGGCTTTTGTTGGTTGCTATTGACGAAGAAAACAAAATCCATGGTGCTTGCACCGTATCTTTTATAAACTACCCGATTCATAGGGTAGCGTTTGTTACTTGTATTGGCGGTAAATTGATTTCAAACCAAGCTACTTTTGAGCAATTAAAACAGTTGCTTAAATCACATGGGGCAACGAAAATACAAGGCAGTGGCCGTGAAGCCATCGTGCGCTTGTGGAAACGTTACAACTTTGAACCGCGCAACACCTTAGTTGAGGTACTAATATGAGCTATTCCCGTAGACAACTTTACGCCATGGGTGAACCCCTTGGTGAATCCGTAACCCGCAAAGAAGGTGGCCGCATTATTTACGGCGGTGGCGGCGGTGGCGGCCCTACAACAACAACGGTCAATCAATCTAATATCCCTGAGTACCTGCGCCCGCAAGTTGAAACGGTGCTTGGCGGGGCAATGAAAGAGTTGTTCAAAACCAAAGAAATTCCCGGTGTTGATGGTGCGCCAAGCACGTTTGAAATTGTAGGCACTAAACCTTTTACGCCTTACAGCGCCAACGTACAAGACTATGTAGCGGGCTTTAGTCCCCTGCAACAACAAGTACAAGCAAATGCGGCCAACTTGCAAGTACCCGGTCAGTTTAATCAGGCTACGGGTTATGCCAACGCCGCCGCTCAAGGTGGCCTTGATTCTGCTCAACGTGCTTATGGGTATGGTAATGCCGGATTCCAATCTGGTCAGTTAGGCCAACAACTTGGTATGCAAGGTGGTCAATACTATGGCGGTATGGGCGCGGGTTATGGTGCGCAAGGTGCAGGTTATGGTGCGCAAGCCGCTGATGTAGGTCAAATGGGTCTTCGTGCTGAACAGTATGGCCGTAACGTTTCTGGCCAAGCGGAAAACTATGCCCGTCAAGCCGCAGGTATGGGTGATCTATATGGCCAGATGGCTACAAGCCCCGGTACATACCAAGCGTACATGTCTCCATATCAAGAGGCGGTTACAGACATTCAGTTGCAAGGTTTGCAACGCCAAGCTGATATTGCCCGTACACAACGTGGAGCGCAAGCCGCTCGTGCAGGTGCTTTTGGTGGTGCCCGTCAGGCTATTGAAAACGCTGAAGCTAACCGTGCTTTGCAGTCTCAAATGGATGCCGCTCGTGCTCAAGGTTTGCAACAAGCATATCAACAAGCCCAAGCCAATATTGGTCAACGCGCACAGTTAGGACTACAAGGTCTTCAGGGAGCGCAACAGGGACTAGGTACTGCCTTGCAAGGCGGTCAGTTGGGTCTGTCAGGTATTGGCACTGCACTGCAAGGATTACAAGGCGGTATGCAGGGTGCCGGTATTGGTATTCAAGGCGCTCAAACTGGTCTGCAAGGTGTGGATCGCCAACTGGCCGGTACTGGCCAAGGCATGCAAGGCGCTCAAGTTGGTCTCCAAGGGGTGACTGGTGCTCAAGCAGGTTACGGTCTAGCCAATCAAGCGGCGGCTAATTTGTCTAATATTGGCACAGCGCAACTGGGTGCTCAGACTGGCATCTTGGGATTGCAGAACCAGATTGGTGGACAGCAACAAGGTCAGCAACAGCAGATGATTAACCAAGCAATTCAGAACTACGCACAAGCGCAAGAAGCGCCAATGCAATCACTGAATCAGTTCAATGCTCTGTTACGTGGTTGAGCAACGCAGTGGGCAAATCATAAGGAATAATCATGAGCCTCAATAGCCTACAAGATAATATGTCCCGCCGTGCCGCTTCTATGGCGGCAATGGCTAAACGCGCCACTAATCCACAACAGATTGAAGCCATACAGAAAAGTCTTGTGGCAGGTGTTCAGAGCGGTGCAATCCAGCCTTACGTTGGCATCCCGCTCATCCAAGAACTTACCCAAAAACTAACTGCCGCTAAAGCCAAAATGGCGCAAGCTGTCACTGGTGCTGGTATGCCACAGCCCCCACAGGGTGGCGCTCCGATTGCCCAACAAGTTATGGCGCAAGCCGCTCAAGCGGATCAGTCTCAGGGTGTTGAAGCCCTGCAATCTAACCTGCCGCAGTCCTATGCCGGTGGTGGCATCATTGCCTTTGAAGAAGGTGGCCCGGTTGAGCGTTATCAAAATCAAGGGTTTACGGGCATGGGCAACGTGGGTACACCTTACTCTGCCACAAACCCTAATGCGGCCATGGGTGAGTTCTTGAGAAAATTGGGTATGACCCCCGCTGAGTTTGCTAATGCAAGACCTGAAGCCCAAAAGAATATTTTGGATATGTTCAGAAGTGTTAGCGAAGCTCCAAAACCAATGGCAACCCCAACGGTAACTCCTACGGCTTCTGCGGCTCCCGCAACATCTGCACCTTACCGTACAGGTCAAGCAGTAGGTCAAGCACTGCGCGGCAGTTCAACAGGGGCAGGTAACCTTTTGTCTCGTGGACTTATGGGCACAATCGGTGGCCCTGCCACAGGAGGTATTTTTGCGGCTTTAACTCCAAGCCCTCTTGGGGACGACCAAGCAGTACTAGCCGCTTTGCGTGGTGAAGGTTATCGGGATCAGCCCTATGACGTAGTGAATGCGCGTAGAGTATTAGAAGCCGCAGGGATGGATCCTAATAAAGCTCCTATCAAATCCGTTACCCCTGCGGCCTCTGGCCCTATCATTCCTTATGGTCAAAGTAGAGCCAATATTCTTGGTGGAGAAACTCCCCCTGCGGCTCCCGCCGCCCCCGCAATCCCCGGTGCTGGTAGTTTCAAGATGCCCACGTTGCCTACTATGAAAGAGACTGCCGCCCCCGTATTGACCGACCTTGATGCAATTACCAAAAAGTTACCAGCAGAAACAAAAACGGCAGTAGAAGCTAAAGTTACAGAAGTGCAAAATAAACTGGAAGATATGGACAGACCCGGGTTTGAAGCTCGTGAAGGCCGACTTGGCAAACGTGAAGCCGCTCAAGAAAAAGACTCGGCTGTTGGTCGTGCCTTAAATCTTATTAGCACTGGGTTTGGTATTGCCGGTAGTAAAGAACGTAGTCTTGCAGGTGCTTTGGGCAAAGAAGGCCGTGAAGGTATTGCTGACTTGATCAGGGGTGAAGCCGCAAATCGTGCCGCTAAAGATAAGTTAGAAGATTACCGTGACAACCTTGAGCAACAAAAGGTTGCCGCCAAGAAAGGTAACTACCAAGCCGCTCAAGCGGCTGGAGAACGTGCCGCTGATAACTTGTATAAGTACACAAACTTAAATTTGAACGCCGCTTCTGCTGGTAACAATCAAGCTATACAGCGCCAACAAATTGAACAACAAGGCAATTTTCAACAAGCAAGTTTGGCGCAGTCGGGCATATTAGGATTGAGTGAATTAGGACTTAGAAAAGATCAACTTAATCAAAGTGCGGCAACCGCTAACGCACAACTGCAATTAGGTCGAGAAAGACTTAGTATTATTAAAAATCAAATTGCAGCAGGTAATGATCGTGCCAGAGCCGCTTTAGCAAACGTTGAACAAAAAGCCTACGCCGCTTTTCAAACCAGCCCGCAATTCCAACAAGCACAAGCACAAGCCAAAAAAATGGCACCAATTGAAGCCCAACGGTTTATGCAACAAGAATGGACAAAGTACAGCGCAAATGCGGTGCCTTCATTATTTGCTGCTGAAGGTGGTGGGGCTAATGTTTCTTCGTTTACGGACTTAATGAAGGCTATGGAGTAACTCGTAATGATCCTTACCCTACCTAAAGTTGGCCTAGTTCGCTTTGACGACAATATCTCTACCGAAGAATTAAACAGACAGGTGGGGCTTCTTGCGCAAAAGTATGATTTTAAAATTCCCAAGCGAGATGTAGGGATTGGCACCCTCTTGAAAGAGGGCTTCATGCGTGGGGTGGGGGAAACAGGTATCGCCTTGGGAGATGTCCTTCCCGCTATGGGCGCATCTGCGCTTGGGTTTAAAGATTATGCACAGCAACAACTTGGTGAAGCACAAGAATCCCGTGCCGCATTAGAAGCCAAGTACCCTACGCAGTTCAAGTCATACACAGAAATTAGTAGCCCATACGAAGCCTTGCAGTACGGTGCAGAAACTTTGGGTGAACTTGGCCCAACAGCATTAACTGCAATGGTTCCGGGTATAGGTGCCGGTGCTGTAGGTAGTAGGATTGCCGCCCGTGGTGCTATGGGTGCGGCTTTAGAAGCTGGCCCGCTATCCCGTGCAGGACTTGCCGCCGCTGAAACTGCCGCCGCAAAAGCTGGTGAAGTTGCAGGTAAACGTGCAATGTATGGTGGGGTGTACCTTGGCTCATTTGCACAGAATGCACCCGAAGTATTTGAAGGTATTTACCGCGAAACAGACAAGATGGAGCCGGGGATTGCCGCCCTAGCAGGTGGTCTGTCTTCTGTCTTAGACGCTATTGTTCCCGGAAAAGTATTGAGTGATCTTGGTGGCTACGGCAAGATGAAGGTCATTGAGAAGTTGGCCAAAGAATCTGGTGCCGCACCAAAGGTGTGGAAGTACATTGCCAAAGAAGCCGCTACAACCGCAGGGTCTGAAGGTCTAACTGAAGCCGCACAAGAAACTATTAACGCCGCCGCTGAACAAGTTGCGGGTAGCGCCAAGGGCATCCTTGACCCTGAGAACATTCAACGCTACAAAGAATCGTTTGTTAAAGGCGCAATCGGTGGTGGTGCATTTGGTACTGTCAGTGGCACAAGCCAAGGCTTGACTGCCCGCAAAGAATTTAAAGATACCAAAGAAGCTGAAGCGGCGCTCAAAGCCCAGTATGAAGCTGAAAAAACGGCTGGCACTCTTACACCAGAGAAGCAAGCTGAGTATGACATTGCATTTGAAGCAGAAAATCTAAAGGCACTTCAAGCCCGCATGGAGCAGATGCGGCCCGCTGAAGGTTATGCGCCCGATGCTAAGGCTCAAGCTGAGATTGATAAGATGGAGGCTGAGTACGCCAAGAAGCTGGAAGAGCAACAGAAAGTTGATGCTGAGAAAGCCCAAGGCAGTGCGTTTGCCGCAGAAACACCAACTCCCGGCACTGGCGGTATGTTTAAACCCGCGCTTGAAGAAAAGCGTGTGGAAGAAGCGATTACTCAAGAAACAACGGTAACGCCTAACTTGTTACGTGGACTGCGTGTTCCACCTAACTCTCTTTTGACTCCTAAGTTAAAAGGACTTGACCTTACTGACCGCAACGACATTCGCCGTTTTATTCAAGTAATTGAAAGCCCTAAACACACAGTCAACATTAACGACGATGTATATACCGGAATTCTCAACAAGTTGTACGCTGATGGGTACGGTGCAGAAATTGATGCGGCTAGACAAGAGACGCAAGTAGAAGACATATCTGCTACCAAGCAAGGACAGCAAGAACAAACCCGCCAATTTGCATTTGGAGTACCTGATGTTACAAGACCTGACACCACCCCAAGTGGAAGAAGCCCTAGCGTGGATAGCGAACCCACTGCTATTGAAGATACCGCAACCGATGAAACAACTGTCGGAGGTGGAGATGTTTCTACTGACCAGAATGCTACAGACGCTACTGGAGGAGAAGGACAGCAGTCCACTACATTAACCGAAGGAACCACAACCGATGGCACTACGACCACTCAAACCCAGCAAGCAGAAGCGCAAAGACAAGCGGCAACAACTACCCCACGAGGCATCTTAGACCGCCCTGATTTATCCGCAGAACTGCCAATCATTCAACAAAAACTTGGTGGGGCAATATCTAAGTTAGATAAACAGTCTAAAGATGCCCGTGCCTATTTTGGCAAGGTAATCCCTGAACTTGCACTTGATGCGATTGCAAACGATTTGGTGCTTGCGCCAACTGCCTATCGCAACTCAAAGATGAAAGCCTTTGAAAAAAGCCCATTAGGCCCAGAGCCAACATTTGGTACTGAAGCAGAAGCCGCATTCTATAAAGGCCAAGGTGGTATCCACACCAAGAATGCCGAAGCATGGGCACGTGCTAACTTGTCTCCTGAAGCTGTAGCTTTTATGGATCAAAAGATTGCTCAGTACACAAAAGAAGAAACGGGAGAAAAGGGGTCTATCAAGACACGCGCAAAACAACAAAAGCAACAAGACATTCGCAAAGCCACTAAAGAGCAAATCAAAAAAGAAAACCAAGCTCCCAAACGTGCGTCAATGCAAAAGATCATTGATGATGTGTACTTTGGTGATTTAGATGATAACGCTGACACCGACCTCAGTGGCTTGCTTGCTGATGCAGACCTTGCCGCATTACATACACAGGCTCACCCGGTAGTGCTCCAACAGCTTGCCAACAATAACTTGGTAGGTGCTTTACAAGGGCTGGCAGATAGCGGTTCATCTAAAACAGCAGAACTTTTTGCAGAGTCTTTGTCCAAACAAGTTGGTAATGTGAACTTAGTATATGGCGCTGAGAAGTCCATGTACGACCCAAAGACCAATACGATCTACTTGCGTGACGGTGCTACTGAGTACGAGATTCTGCATGAGTCTTCACATGCAACCATGTCCCACACTTTGGACAACCCATCGCACCCCGTTACCCGTCAGGTCACAACCCTCTTCAATCAAATGAAGAAAGGCACTGAAGGAACTTATGGTGCGCAAGATATACAAGAGTTCGCTGCGGAAGCGTGGAGCAATGATGCGTTCCGCAACCGCCTAAAAGAGTTCAAGCCCACTGGTGAGAAGCTCACTGGTTGGGAGCGTTTGGTTAATGCCATGCTCCAGTTGCTCCGTTTGCCCCCTAAGACCAAAACTGCGTTGGATGCAATTGACCGCATGTTGAATGACATTATCAGCCCACCACCTGAGACACGCACGGGTGAAACTTTGTACGCACAGTCCCTGCATAACCCCAACGTTGTACAAGAGATGTTTACAAAAATGGGCAACACTATCCGCAAGCAACCCATTATGAACAGCGAACGTGCTGTTGGGTTTTGGAAAGCCGCAGAAAAAGTTGGTCGTACAGGACGACAGTTGATGTACAAATCTTTAAACTTGTCTGCCTTGGGTGAAGTTGGTAGTAAATATTTAGGTAATTCAGCTACACGTTTTGCCAGTACTATTGAAGAGATGGCGGGTTACCAAGAGAAATTGCTTGAAGCCATGCACCCGTTACATGACCGCTTAACTGCATTTCGGCAGACTCCTGAGTATCAGGCATGGTCTACTTTGGTACATGACGCTACGATTGTGGATGTACGCCCATATCCAGAAGCTAAGAAACTTTATGAAGGCAGTCCTGAAAAGGAAGCCGAGTGGAAACAACTCAACGCACGATTTGAGAAACTTACACCAAGTGGCCAGAAGTTATACCGCGATCTATTTGCCACCTACAAACAACTTGACGCAGAGTTTTTAAAGTCATTGGAGCGCAACATTGGGGCTACGGTGGGTGACAAATCACAAGCCGCTACCGCTTACCAAAAGATTTTGAGAGAACTCGCTGATGTACGTATTGACCACTATGCGCCTTTGTTCCGTGAAGGTCAATTTTGGTTGCAATACGACCTCAACGGCGACACTAAAAAAGAAACTTTTGAATCCGAGGCTGAACGTGACTTTGCGCGTAAACAGCTTGAAGCCAATGGTGCTACAAACATTGACGTTTATTCCCGTGCGGATCAACTAACAACTAAAACCGTACCGTCTGGCACAATCCTTGCCGACATTATTAAGATCATGAAGGACAATCAAGCCGGGGATACTGCTATTGATGACTTGATACAACTTGTTGTTAAGGCTATGCCTGAAGCCAGCATTTTGAAGAGCCGTCAAAAGCGTACTGGTATTGGTGGTTACGTTGATAACGCCGCATTTGTGTTTGACCGTGTAAGCAGTAACACTGCACGTCAGTTGGCCCGCATGCAGTATGGCCCTGAACTACAACGTCTTGTGACAGAAATGGTTGAGACCACTAATAAAGCACGGGGTGACGTTAATACCTACGGCAATGAACTTGTTGATGAGTTTGAAGGTCGCCGTGACTTTGCCATGAAGCCTACGCTGACTGCTTTATCTCAGTATGCAAGCACCGGTGCGTTTTATTACAACCTTGCCGGTAACGTATCTTCTGCAACGGTTAACACTTTGCAAACTCCACTGGTTGTCTTCCCGCAACTTGGTGGTGAGTATGGGTTTAAGAACTCTTACGATGCGTTGAAAAACGCCATGAAGCTCTACACAAGCAGTGGTTTTACCAAAGATGTTACAGAGTTAACTGGTGAAGTATCTAGCCAGAAGGCCATGACTTCTATTGAGAACTGGGTCAACAAAGGTAAGTACACCCAATACAAAGGTCTCATTGATGCGATGAAAGACCGTGGTTTGCTGGTTACATCTACCGCACGTGATGCACTACGTTCTGAGAACGACAATTCATCAAGTTATAGCAGCACAAACAAACTAGCACGGTACACAACGTTGATAGGTTCTTTCATGTTCCACCATGCCGAGCGCATGAACCGTGAGATTACAGCAGTTGCCGCTTTTGATTTGGAGATGGCTAAGCTCAATAAAGACCCTAAGAATTCCAAACTCAGCGAAGCTGAAAAACAGACCAAAGCAATTGAGAAGGCTCTTTCACTTGTGGAATATGCTCATGGTGCGGGCAGTACGCTGTCTGGCCCCAGCCTTGGTCAGAGTGACATAGGAAAAGTTTTGATGGTGTTTAAGCGTTTTGCGTTCAGCATGTACTACATGTTGTTTGACACCATGATTCGTTCGCTCCCCACCAAAGGTGCAACGGGTGAACAACTTGAAGCAATCAAAGCGGCTCGTAGACAACTTGTTGGTGTGTATGGCATGTCCGCACTCTTTGCAGGTGTCAAAGGTGTACCGCTGTATTGGGTTGCTGAGTTGGCATACAACATGTTCCAAGATAAAGACGATGATGACTTTGATACCATTATGCGTGAATACCTTGGCGACTTTTTCTTTAAAGGGCCAGTCAATTACTTTACCAATCTGAGCATTGCGGATCGTGTGGGTTGGACTGACTTGTTGTGGCGTGAGCAAAAAGGTGACAGGGCTGATGCAAGTGCGGTAGCCCAATTTATAGAAACAGTTGGGGGCGCACCAGTCTCTGTTATCAACAGCATTTTGCGTGGTGTAAACCTGATTTCTGAAGGACAAATGGAGCGCGGTATTGAGGCTATGTTGCCTATAGGTTTGCGCAACATCTTGAAGAGTGGTCGTTACTTTACCGAAGGCGCTAACACCTTACGTGGTGATACGGTTGGAGATGTGAATGGTTACAACGCCGCTATGCAATTACTTGGTTTTGCTCCTGCTGACTTAATGAAGCAGTACGAAGAAAATGCGTACATGACCGAAAAGGCCAAAGCAATTAGGTCTATTGAGAAGAACGCACTGAAAAAATATTATGCGGCTATGCGTGAGGGTGATAACGACGGCATGATGGATGCACGTGAGAAGTTGTTTGAGCTTGGTGCTAAATACCCTGAGATGGGTATCAGCGAAAATACAATCAGTCAGTCAGTAAAGACACGTGAACGCATATCACGCGAGATGCACCACGGTGTTATGCTTGATAGTAAGTTGGCTCCCTATCTCCGACAAGCCGCCGCAGAAGCATACGGTGATTAAAAAAGACCCCGACCGAAGTCGGGGTTCAAGGAGATAGCAACCAAAGGAGAGAGTAACAAGTTGCTAGGGCGAACTCTAGCACATTGTTAAGTGATTCGCCAGAATCTCACTCCTTGGGTGCCTCTTTCCAAAACAAAACGGAACTTGATCTTCATGCCGCGCTCTTTAGCAGAGGCGGCTATTTGGTCTGCAATACCCTGACGATCTAGGCACGGTATGTAGAAAGAGCTACCAACTACAAACTTATGCCATTCTATAGCAACTGGTACAGTATCAGCCGTTATCGTCATGGGTAATAGTTTCTACTTCCGGATCAAGGTCAGTAGCAACAGCGCAGTCAATCATCAGTGCAAACACTGAAGGTGTGGTCATATCAGAACCTTTGGACATGCTTTTCTTAATAATACCTTTGATGATCTTAGCCTTTTGTAGATCAGCGCACACCATCTTATAGGATATTTGATTCTCACTACACCACTCGCGTAGTGCCTTGGTGGAGATAAACAACAGCTTGGTGTCCGGCTCGTAACGGGTCATCAACTCTCCACGGGGTTCCCGTATTGGTGATTCAAACAAACCTGACCGTTTATCAACCGTGCTTTTAACGATCAACATGTTGTTGTTCTTCTCGTTCAAGAACATACCGATGCGGCTCAAAGGTGTCATGCTGTCAGCGCGGACTTCAATGCGCATATTACTTAGGGTTTCTACTGCCCACTTGTAGACTGCGGATACATCAATGTCGTGCAATCCTAACTTCTTGGCAATGATGCCGGATGTCAGTGCACATGCCGCTGTCGCAGACCAAAAGCGTTCACGTTGTGTAAACCCTGCGGCCTTATCAAACTTGCGTTGGATCGCATTCAATAGACGCTGAACTTCCGGTAAGTTAGCAATCACATAGCGGATAAAGATTTCCCCTGCTACACCATAGTTCTCGTACATGGGATTGAACATCGCATCAGACTCAGCCTTACTCAAGCTGTCGTTCTTGGCAACTGCAAACTCCAGTACCCGCATCAGTTCGCCCTCCGGAAAGTCTTTGAGGTTATACAACTGATCGTACAAACTCTTGTTGCCTGATGTAATCGCAATCAAATTCCAGCGCAGTGAATTACTACGTTCAGCATTAGACTGTGACTGCATGCGGTTACGGCCTCGCCCGTGCGTAATAGCGTACGCCATTGCACTGACTTCCTCATCTCCCATGTTGGTCAACTCATCAATGGTAGGGGGTATATTGCCAAGCACTGAGATACGGTGCATACGTGCCAAATACTTATCCTCTTGGTTCATCAACGGTTCAATGGGTCTGCCCCAAATGCTGTTGACTGCAAGCTGAATCGTTGTCTTACCTACACCGGAGCCGTTGTTTGTCAGGTGAATAATTGAGCCATTGAGCTTGGTGAACTTGTATAACGCTGACCCAAACCCTGCAAAAAGTGTGAACGCACGTACTTCATTTCCGGGAGCCGCATAGATGTTGGCAACTTTTTTCCACTCGGCAACCGTACCTTTCTTGGTGTAGTAGCTTGCGATCTCCGCAGTTGCATTAGATGAGGGACTGTAGTTAACGCCCGATGCTGTGACTTCACGATTGCCAATGATGAACTTGGTATCGTCTTCATGCCAACCAAATTGTTGACGTGCCTTTTCTGCTTCTGTTAGGTGCTGAAGTTCTTGCACCCACTTGGTGATGTAACCCATAAGTAAATCCAATCTTTTGTTGTATGCAGTTACGCCTTGGTACGCCAAGACTTCCCGCAACTTGTCCTTAGATAAAACGCTTGATAGTGGCGCGGAGAATTCACGGATTCCATCCTTGGGCATGTGCAGACGCATCCACAAAGATTCTCCTGTGTCAGGATCAGTCAATCGTTTCACGACATAGAAGTCGTACTCGTAGATCAACTCATCTTTCTCATCCTCGCCCTTTTCATCCTTGCCCCAACCCCGCTTGTACACACCGCCGTTCTTGCCGCGAAAGTATGGGTACGGGTAGTCAGGGATTTCAACCGTGACTTCTTCTTCCAGTATGGCGTTGCGCATGACAACGATGTTGTCTTCTGCCTTGGCTTCGGCAATGCGTGAGCCGATCTGAATCGGTGAAGTAATCTTGCCCTTGTGTGGGCAGTCGTTGCATGGTGCAGAGTTAATGCTTGAGAACGTAGTGCACTTGTATGGCTTTTCCAGTAGTGCGTGTGCCTTGTTGAACGTCTCTTGTGGATCGTACTCAGGGTGCTGATTGCTGATCTTGTGAATCGCTTTCTCACCATCTTCGCAGTTGATCGCAATAGATAAACCCGCTCTCCATAGCGGCTCCTCAACGGTCTCTTGTTCTTTATAGATACGCAGTAGTTGTGCGCATCCATCACCCTCGACACTCTTGCGCATGATAGTCCCAAAACGGGACACACTGTTACCCATCAAAGCGCGGGTCGTTGCATCTATTGGGCGGCGTGGTGGTGCGTCAGAACCAAACAAACCTTGCGGCTCGTCATCCTCTTCTTCTACACCTATCAACGTCTTGAAGCGTGTGAACTCTACCGGCTGCGACTCGACCATTACAGATACGGGCTTGGGCGGGTTGTCCTTGAAGTTCAACGTCTCGGGTATACGCAGTATTCGTGCGGCATCTGCCGTGACCGCAGGGTCAGCAAGCAGATTGTATGAGGCACAGAATTTCTTCAGTGCTTCGGCTGTCGGTTTCCAATCGTTGTAACCGATGGTCTCCTTCAGCGTCCAGTAAACGTGTATGCCACGTCCTGAGTTAACGATAGTGGGTCGAGGTAACCCTGTTGCTTTAACAAATAGTCTGAGTGCATCCAGTGCGGATGCTTGTGAATCGTATGGTTTGTTTTCACCGCAATCTAGGTCAAGCCAAAAAGCCTTAAACCATTTTGCGTTCTTTGCTGTGCGACCTTCATCTTCCAAAAGATATTTAGCGCATCCAAAGTATGCGTCAAACCCCTGCGAGATAAGTCCATCTACGACTCCATCAATCTCATCAATCGTTTCTACAAAAGTCTGCCTCGGCGCACCCTTCTTCAATCCAACCACACAGTACAAACCTTCAGAGGCAAGTACAGATGTGAGAAAGGGGTTCCGTGTTGTCATTGTTCGCTCTTTTACAGACAAATATGCCTTCCGGTCTACTGGCGATAGACCATGGGCGGGGGATCAAGTTACGGCGTTAGCCGTTAGACGGTCAAGCAGTTCCCATAATACTTTGCGTTTACTCGGGTGCGGCAGTGCTTTCCCCAAGAACCACATGTATATGGCCTGACGTGATACATCTAAATGTTCAGCTACATCCTGTACTGGAATGTCACGTTGAATGCAAATGCGTCCAAGTTGCACACCCACATGAAATGGGTCTGCCTTATTGTTCGCATCAACAAATTTACGGGAATAGCCTCTGTTGTTCATACTCTTCTTTTTTAATTACCTTCATTACGCGCTGACTACGACCTGAACGTGCTTGACGTTTTTCGCCTGTATCAACAACCCAACCCTTGCGGATCAGTGGTGCGTAGCGTGGGCTAATTGTTTGAATTCCAAACTGCGGCAACATCTTTACAACATCATCACCAATGCACCCATTGGGAAACTGCTTGATAACGTCATAGACAATGCGCTCTAACGCAGTGGTATCAATCGACTCGGCGGCATCATGGCTCGTCTCGGGGTCGGTGTTACGCGCCAGCCCGGGAATCGGGTTTGGCTCACTTGGAAAAAGTTGTTGTTGCATGATGCTCTCCTTTGAGGTGGGGGTACTAACCGCTCGTCCGCAAGCAAAAATTGCACGGCTTTCCCCCCGATTCAATTACTCTTCAGCCCAATCGTCCAAGATGTCAGCCACATCTTTTGGTGCGGCTTTCTTGGCACGTTTAGTAGGCTCTGCTGTTTCTACAGCTTCAGCCTCTACCTTGGGTTCCGCTTTGGGAGCTTCTACAGCAGGGCGAATAAACTCCGCTTTTGTAGCACCATCCATTTGCGCGGCAGTTGCGGCGATAGCAAGTTTGGCTTCAGTAGATTGACCCTTGTCTTGGGTCATTGCCAATTCTTCTTCGTTCAAAGGACGCACTGCCTTGAACGTCAGGCGTGGTGTTGCGCTTGCTGTATCAAAACGCATTTCAGTGACGACGGCGGTCACTGGCAAACCATGACTGCCCAAGAACTTTGCGTATGATTGCAAAGGCATCTTGCCATTCTCAGCCGCACCAAAGATGGACTGCGCAGGGAGCGTCAGTTGATAAATGTCTCCACGAATATCGTTCTCCAAGAGGACGGCAAGGCGCTGACTGAATCGGCATGCGCGGGAATCACCTTGGCCGGAGCCTTTGATGTTTTGTTGGCATGAAGCGCACTTGCTTGCTTGTGGTTGCTCAGACTTGATGTCGGGTGTGACACCATCGTTTGACCAACATGTTGGTGCCATGGCTTGGCCTTCTTGATATGTCCCTGCATAGAATGTTCTCGATACGTTTGCGTTTGCCGCCGCAATAATAATGTTCATTGCACGGTCTTCGTTCTGTGCAATTTCTTTTCCATCAACCATCATGCGGAACACGTTGCCGCGAATGGAGATGCGCTTACCACCACCGTTACCACTGCCGCCCATCAAGGCTTTTGTGGTTGCGTCTAATTGTAAGTTCTTCAAGTGGGCAGGTAGTGTGTTGCCGCCCTTAGAAAATAGTGTCATTTCGCTCATTTGGATTCTCCAGTTGTTACAGTTTTGGTTTGCATTAAGGCATCAAGGTCTGCGCGATTGAAACGCACTTTGTTGCCTACTCTAAAATGGGGGATGTCCCCCGACTTGACCATGTTGTAGATTGTCTGACGTGACATCCTCAACATTTTTGCCACTTCGGGCACGGTCAATGATTGTTCAAGTTCCACTTGTGGTTCTCCTTATAGTTACGCTGTATTTGCTGTCAGTGTTCAAACCCATAGGCATAAGCTCGGGGTTCTCTTCCAACAGTTGTTTCATGGTGGTTTGACTGATACGGCGTTCAAGCAGTTCGGGCATCTTGTTTTCCAAGATGAACTTGTGCATTGATTCCCAGTCGCTTGTCCAATAGCGTGTCTTCACAGTACGCATTACCGTACCGTGAGTGCTACCAAGACGATCAACACCGATCTCCTTGCAGATGTCCAATAGCTTGGTTTCCACAACTTCCATCTGTGTCTTTACCGTGCTGTCAGCTTCTTCGTATGAACGTAAAAGTTCGGCACGTTTGTCGCGCATCTTGATGTAGACGGCGACGAGTTTATCAACCGATATTGTCTCGGTCATAGTTCTCTCCTTTTTGTTTTGTACATGGATAATAACGTAAAACTTTACAATGTCAAGAGTTTTTCATCTAAGTATTTCCCCGTATAAGTCGATCATGCGATTGTGAATGTCTACCTTGTTCTCTAGCATCTTGTACATACGGCGTTCTACCCCACTGCCTTGCAAGTGCACCACCACTGAGGGATTCTTTTGCCCCGCTCGGTGAACACGCGCATTGGCTTGGAGATAGGTCTCGACCGACATTACTGGACTCCAGTAGACGATGGTGTTGGCGGCATGCAGAGTTACCCCGTGCGAGGCCGCTTGTGGTTGGATGACCAGTACTTGTAGGTCATCCTTTGTTTGGAAACGCTCAAAGATTTCTGATCGTTTCCCCACCGACACACCGCC